CAAGCGTCAGCTTGAATCTGCTGTGTAGCTGCATTGATCGCATTTGCTAGCAACAACAAAAGGGTAACGCTTCTTTTGCCCTCGGTCACTTGCGCTTTCTTTTGCCGCGCTTGCCTGCTTCTTTGAATGCAATTGCTGCCGCTTGTGACCGGCTCTTGCCTTCCTTGATCAGCTTGCGGATATTTTGCGAAATAATCTGTTGGCTGCCGCCACGTTTAAGAGGCACCGTATTTTGCCTGCAAGTTTTTTAACGTTAGTTCTGACCCGTCATTGCTGACAAACTTTCGGATCGCAACATCGCCTGATTCACCTTTCTTTAAAAGGCTGCGGAAGACATCACCCTTGCCCTTGCCGCCAAGAGCTTCATTCTGTTGCTGCACCGTCCTGTTCGCCAACCAAGCCCCATACTTTTCATCGACAGGGACAAGGCCACCAAGTGCCGCACGCTTGCCACGCTGTTGTACGTCGCCTTCTGCTTCTGCTCTAGTAACAAATATGATTCGAGACCGACAACCGAAATGTTGTGGCGGTTCTGGTCCTTTGCCAAATTTAAAAACTTGGCCGTCAAGCGATTGGCAAATAGCGGTTGTTTTTAAATCTAAAACCGCTCTGTAGCGGTACGCCGAAATTACATCTTGATTGGCGGCAAAGACCTGATTGTCTACCGTGTTACTTACCTGCGTGACAGACGTTCTGATCAATGCTCGGATCTGTGCATCAGAAAGCGTTGTCAACGTGCCACCTTTTGCTGCAGTGCGGGCAATATCTGCCGCGTCATTGAAACGCAGATCACCGCGCAAACGCTTGACCATGTCTCGCATGTTTTCACCAGTTAACATCCCGTCTTGAACAGTCACCCGAAACTTTGCGGCTGATGCTTCAGCAAGTTGACGGAATGACGTATTTAATGTTTTGCCATTAGGCATAACAAGGGCACTACCTTTTGCGGCATCAAGCCTGACAGTGCCTGGCGCTACACCTTCAATCTGCCCTTGCAAATCTCTTTGGAATACAGCCGCGCTTAGATCTGTTGGGTCATCCATCACAATGGCCTTGGCAAAATCTGGCGTGATTTCAACGCTGCGAACACCAGGCACTAATTCTGGCTTCACTACGTTCTTGATTTGCTGAACAATAAATTCATCTTCAAGCAAGGCAAGCCCTTGAAGCTCTTGCATTAGATAAACGTTGCTATCCCCAGCCCAAGTAGCCAAGCTTTCTTTTATTTGCAGCAGCAATGTATTAAGTCGTGCTGCTTCCCTTGGATTCAATGAACCTATGTCATTCAGCTTGCTAGCAGCATCAACAATAATGTTGTTGTAGGCCCGCATTACATTCAGCGCAACGTGGTTGCTGTAGCGGTTTAAATCAATTGCCTGCCTATAAAAGGCTTCAGGTTCGCTCATTTTTCATAGATGCCAAGGGCTGCGGCTTCTTCAATACAAACAACAGAAGCATCAGCGCCAAGCTTTAGCGCGTTATCCAAAATTGACGTAAATTCCGCTACAACGTCTTTGTCATAAACAGCAATACTGCTTTCGGTTACGGCGCAAACCATGCCGTCCAGATACCAAGTCAGTCGGATGACAGCAAAATACTGATTGGCAAGCCTGTCATGCGAATAGAAAAACTCTCGGCTTGATGGCTGTTCTGATGGTTGCTCTGCCTTTGGTTTGCGCAAATTATCCAGCCAACTCATCGGTTACCTCCGGTTCTCCTTCAGGCATTGTGACTTCCTGCTCAGGGACTGGTTGCGGTGTTTCCATCAAACCACCGGCTTGCGTTGCCTCAAGCTCGGCTTCAACATCAAAATCATCACCAAGCACTTCGCCTGCTTCTAGCTGCAGCAACAACGTCTCTTGTGTCACCGTGCCAGCGGTGTAAAGCTGCAACAACGCTTGGATTTCTTGTGGTTCAAGTCTTGTGCCCATGAAGTCACGATTGACAAGACTGCTGCCAGCTTGTGACTCCTGCAAGTAATCAGCGTGAAACCGCAGGCAGTTGTCAATCATGTCCTGCATTTGCTGTGCCAAGACCATCATCGTGCTGTCGCCTTGAGACCGGTCTATGCGCTTAGCCTCAGCCGTCTCACCTACAAGTTTTGCGCCCACCACAGCAGCTAGGCCCAGCTCGTTGATCTGTGACTCGATTTGTTCAAGCCTGCGGAACTGCGCGTCGTAACTATTGCCAGCCGGTTCTACATATTCGGCCCTCGCATCTGAGGGAAGTGCAAAAGCTTCCCCGGGGCCTGCGCTGATTTCCTCAGCAGATTGCGGAAAGCCAAACAACGCAAGCATCGGCACTGCGCTGATGTGCAATTGATTTCCAAGATCAGATTGAACCTGATAGTGCTGAAGGTTTAGCTCAGCAATATCAGCCAGCGGCGGGAATGACTCCAAAACACCAACCCGGTTGGAGTAAGCAACGCTGAACGGGATTTTACTCAGGCTTGTCGTGCCTTCGTCAACAATACGGAAGTCGCCTTTTTGATTTTTTTGAAAGATCTCAAATGCGCCAGGGGTCAAGACACGCACTTGCTCGACTTGTTTTTCTCCGTACAAGCCATCGGGCACAACGATCTTTTCAGAAAGACGAAGTTGCGTCAGTTTCTGCTGCCCATTGGCCATTTCAGTGCGCCAACCAAGAATGTCCCTTGGCGTGTACGTGATCCAGTAAGGGCGGCCACTGTCACCAGCCTTAGGCGCATCAACAAGAACGCCAACATGCCCGTAGCGGATGCAAATGCGTGATGTGTTGTAAAGCCAGGTTTGTAAGTCGTTGTTTTGCAAATCAACGTCGAATAATTGCTCGCGGATTTGATCGGTTACATCGTCAAGCCTGACTGGTTTACGAGTCAACATGCCCGCCAACATCCGCTCGATTCGAATTAAAAATGGACTAACGACACTTCTTTGCAACCTTGCGTCATAGCTGAGGTCTTGCTCCCTTGGCTCTTGTGGCAGATAACGACGGTGTTTTCTGCGCACGCTAAATGTTCCCCCCTGGAGCGCCTCTAATAGCTCCCAATGGGGCTCCATGTTTACCCAAGCTGTGTTCGGGCTATCTACCGTCGTAACGTTGCCAACACGCTGGCGACTGCCAGAAAAGCCTGAATACACAGTTAAATCCCGCCCGATACCACAGTTTAGTAGAGCCTAATGCCAGTGCCCCGTCCAGCTCGCTTATGGAGTGGGGAAAATTCTCTTACCACCAGATACCCAAATGCGTCACAGAAATGATCGAAGCCCGCCTCTTTATCGGGCTCAGATTTTGCATTCCACGATTGCAACTCAAGGCATTCAATCAATCTTTTGCACTTATCAGAGATTTGAACTCGAACTAACCCCTGGGAATTTCCCAGGAGCACCTGAACAGCAAGTATCCGATCACGTACGGCGGGATTGCTTTTACCTGACTGATTCGAGAACCCAAACGATTCAAGAATTGCAATATCCGTGCGCGAACTGTTGGTATGGCGGCTAGAGCCTGAGGCATCGGGGTAAACATAGATTCTTTGATCAGGGTATCGCCTTCTTATTTCTCTAGACAAACTCTCTGTATCGTGAGCCTGTGCGATTTCATCTATTATCACGAGTCGATCGCCAATGCGGACCCCGACAACAGCATTAGTGTTTGCGACGTTGAAATCAATCCCGATCCTTAAAGGTTCATTCTCAACGTTCGGCAATTCTGTGATGACGTGTTTAGCGCGATCAAAACGATCGTAAACCTGCCCAGTATTTAGGTTTACAAAATCACCGTTTAAATAAGACTTGATCAAATTTTCTGGATAATTCTCCAGTAGCGAATCAACAAATCCTTCAGGCAGATAGGGGTTATCAGTTGTTTTGGCGCGGATTAACGCAGTGTCTGCGCTTGCGTTCTTCTCAAACGTGTCAAACGCCCAACCAAAACCTTCTGGCGTAGTGGCAGCGTAAAACTGCTGCACGTTGCCAGAACGAAGGCGAGCCAGTGCCATTCGCATCGCTTGGGTCGCAACTGATTTGTTTGCTGTATCAGCCTCGTCAAATCCAACAGCACAGAGGTTTTGGCCTCGAATCCTGTTGGCCGTCTCCATGGTGCGAAGCAAGATGGTATGGCTGCCCTCTGCGAAATGCAGCGTGTATTCCGGCAAGGGACTTACACGAAAATCAAAAGGGATCTGCCACTTCATAAGCAGCTCGTCCATCGAACGCATAAGAATATCCCTGAGCATCGGGGCAATAGGTTCAAACAAGGCAGAAACGTGGCCCACGTTCAGCGCAGCCATGTGAACACTTTTGCAAATCAAGCCATATGTCTTTCCTGCTCCAAATCCGCAGACAAGCCCAAGTTTGCGGTGCTCAGTGTCCTCGCAGAATTTGACCTGATGAGACAACATTCCGTCTTGAACGCGTGCAAGAACTTCTGTTGTTGTTGGTCGCTCAAAAGTCTGTATGTCTTTAACAAACCCGAGAAGAGGCTCGTTGCCTGTGATGCCAGAAAGCAAGGGCATCAGCTCAAGTCAAATCGAAGGAGCTTGGCCTGGATTTCAAGAGCACGAATCGCGACTTGCAATTGCTTTGAATCAACGCCTTGCCGCTCGTATTCAGCAAGCCTTGCGACTGCTGCTGCAAGCCATTGAGGCCGTTCTAACTCAGCGTCAAGTTGCATGAGTTTTCGAGCGCGGGCAATGTAATTTTCAGTTTGACGTTCTGAAATGCCGTAATTTTCCGAACAGTGGCGAACAATTTGCGTACGACTGTGCGCCTTAAGTAATAGGTCATAGACCTCATTGATGCGACTGTCTATTTCTGTGTTGGTTGACTTTTTTGCCATGCCCTGAAGTTAACAGGGGAACGAGTAGATGGTAGGTCAAAGCTCTTGGTTTTGAGTGGCTTTTAGCCAATAGCTCTGAAGGCGGATAATCTTTTCCTCGACAAGGTGATGACTACTCACGATCGATCTGAATTGGATCGGTTGCTCGCCCACCGTGATCATGATGCGCCCGTCTGGTTCGAGGGTACGCAGCTTGGCGATAGGCAAGGCTGAGCTTGGCTTCATAGAAAAGGAAAGCGCGTAACTCATTTTGACGTTGTTTTGCTTTGAGTTGTTCGTCCATGTTTGAGATCGGGGTATTGATCGGGACACCAGGCCCGCCCTGCTTTTCCCACGGGGGTGGGTGTTGTATAGCTTTCAGCCGCAACCTTTAAACGGCATCAGGCACCCCGACGCGTGGTTATTCAGGTGGTTGCATGTAGTTGTCCCAAAGTTCGCGGAGATCAATTAGCACGTCTTTGAAGTAATAACCGCAGGCGCTGCAGCGTTCGCCGTATTCGTGATCAGGCGGAAGCCAGTCGGCATGAACGTGAATAAACCAGCCGTCGCCGCTGCCAATCGGCAGATCAGGGCGCTCGTAGCTGTGACACCACGGCGCATCGTCTAGGTCGGCAATGGTGCGGGGAAACTTGTAGCCGTTCATTTGACTGGCTCCACGGTGTAGGTAAAGCCAGCTTCAGTGGCGGCGTCTTTAAGTCTCTGCAACTCGTCATTGTCGTAGGCCCAGTCCTCCCACATGTGGTTTGCTCTAAAACAATCAGAGCCTCTGTAAGCATTGACGGTGTAACGGGGCTCGACACGCTCGAGCTTGAGCAGATTGTTTGCGTCTAACTGGTCCTGATAACGCTCGAAAGTTTCGAACAAGTTAAGGCTGGTGTGGTGATGATCAAGCATGGTGCTAAAACAAGAAAAAGGGCAGGATTTCAATCCCAGGAATTGACGTAGCAGGGTTGGCCGTTCCAGATTCGAAAAACATCAATGCGATCAAAAGCGCATTGTGAGCCGTCGTCGTTGAGCTGGATCTTCATGCGAAAAACACAATGATCAGGAGCTTGACGCAGTGGGTTTGGAACGACTGTTCCTTGGCCTTGAAACGTGTCGGTTGTGAACTTGCTGATTGAACGAAACCAAACGCTTTTGGCGGTTACTCGGTCAACAACAAAAAAGCTGACGTGGGTCATCGTGCAGCCTGACTGGCTGTAGACGATTTGACCTGGCTGGAAGGCTTGAGCAGTTGCGACGGTCATTTGTTCTTTGGTGATGGAGTCTCCCCCGATGCACACAACATACAACGGGGCATACCCGCTGTCAACGTTTTGCGTTCAAGGCGCAAATTACAGTACAGATCAATCCTTCTAGCTGAGCGTGTGGGACGTCATAGCGTCTTCTGACAGCAGCCATGCAGACGTCGATGACGTCGCGCCCTTTGGAGTAATGCACGGGCTTGATCTCAGGAACAGGGGCAGGTTGGTTTGCTTCGCTCAACACGCGAGCCCTCAGCAGCTCCTGGCGCGGAATGCCGCGTTGTATAGCTTCCCGCGAAAGAGCATCGCGCTCCTCAACGGTCAGACGAATATCCACCCTGATGGGGTATTTCCTGGATTCAGACATTAGAAATCAAATAACTCAGTTGGTTCAGGCTCTTGCGAGCCAGATTGACAAGGGCGAACGTCTAAACCCCAGCGCAGATTGCTGATCAAGACGTTTGGGCTTCCGAGCTTCGCAGCGCGGATGCTGCCCATATTGCTCGCATTGGCAATGACCCAGCCATTGCACCATTCATTGTTGCGAAACAGCTCAACAGGAGCACCGACAGCAGGTGTGTCAAACCTCGATCCCCCGTCGCTACGTGTCAAAGGTGTCAAAGGTGTCAAACCCCTTTCTATCGTGATAGAGGGTGAGGTTTGGGACGTTTGGGACGTTTGCCACCCCTCCAGGGAGGATCCTCCTGCTGGTCGATACAACGGTGATGGGCGACCGCCGAGCACACCAGGATCGGCAAGTCCTGCTTCTTCAACCAAGCCCTTGCGAACTAAGCCACGAAGGCAACGGCTCGTCTTGTTGCGCTCAAGATTGAAATGCGATGCAAGCTCTGTACCGGCAACCGTGAACTCACCCAAGAGCCAACGCTCTTTGATGTAGTCGAACACGTCGGCCTGACGGCCCTGGAGATCATCGGCGGCTTCCTGCATGGCCTCAGCAGCCAAGACATTTTCACCGTCGCCGTGATGCACCCATCCGTGGTCCTCAAGCTCAATCAGCAGGGTCGTGCCTTTTGCCCTCCCCTGCGTCTTGAGCACAACGCGATGATCACTCTGTGTCTGACCCTCAGCAGGCTGCTTAAACCAGTTCATCAGGATCGTGAGGCTGGCCGCTGCAGGCAAGGCATTGCTCCCCCGACTGGCGTTGGTTGCGTTGCCACCGCTGACGCTTTTGTTGGTATGGTGAATCATCGCCAACGTGGCCTTATGGGGCGCCAGGGCCTCGGCAAGTTGACGGGCTGGACCATCAAAGCTTGATGCGGCTTCTTCCAAGCCAAGCGGAGCACAACAGGCGTGATAGCTGTCGAGCAAAAAGAATGAGCCGGGGTTGTCTTCTGCAATTTTAGAAAGATGTTTAATCCCCTCAACTGTTAGGTGCAACGGTGCTGCCGTGTGCCATAACATTTCAACCGGGCCTGATAACTCGCCATCGCTATTCACCAAGCCTTCGCGTTTAAACAAGGTGTTCCAATCGCTTTCCGGTTGATCTGTTCCAATGATGTAAACCTTGGGGCAAACGCCATGAAGTTTTTGGCCTAGATAAGATTCTTCGCCATGAAACCATGCGCTGATCATTCCAACCATTAAGGCAGACTTGCCGACCTTTGGTGGTGCAACCAGCAGGTTAAACGTGCCTGACATAATGACACCTTCCCACGACCATGGCGTGGTGGTTGTGTCCATCCTTTCGCCACGTTTGCGTGGCACGGATACACCGGCAATCTGACCTTGGGCCTTGCTTAAAACAATGGCAGCAGTTTTTTCATTAATCGGACAATTAACCTCGTCGGCATAAAGACGAAGCAGTTGCGATCGGCGTAGCTCGTCTGTCTCGTTACAAAGGACGGTGCTTGCGTATTGGTCGAGCCGGTCCAGAAGGTCTTGGTGGTCCTTCAGGCTTTCGGGCAGAATCTCGGAGGGCTTTGATTCGCCCGGTGTAGTGTCCATCTTTGGCTTTGCTTGGTGAGTAGAAGTCAGCCTGTGTGTAGACACCAAGCCTTTCCAGTTCTTTGAACGCTTCTAGTTCGTCGCTGGATTTGTACGGATGATCAGCGTCCCATGCGTCGATGGCACGGTCTGAACGATCTTTCTGCGTCTTGCTGTAATAGCCGAGCATGGCTTGCTCTTCGTCATATTGAGACGGAAGGCAATAGGGCACCCACTGCAACAGATCAAAAGCACGTTCTTCTGCGTCGAGATTAGTCACGGGCAAGTGGCTCAGGCTCTGATGCAATTGCCTTTTGAAGCAGCAAATTGACCCAACCGGTGCGAGTGACGCCTATGGGCCTTTTCCGATCAATTTCAGAAATAACCCTGGGGTCGATAAGCACTCTGGTGTTCGTGATTTGGTCCAGTTCAGACATATTTTGGGGTTGCTTTGCTGCCAAAGTATGCCCATAGTGGCCACAGAGCGCAACCCCCTAATGCTTGACCCAGTTCCAGATCTTGAGTTCCACGAAAAAATTCACCGTTATCGATGGCGGGGTGAATGGCTAGCGCACAACGTTTCTGATGTGCTTGACGTTGATATGACGCCATTCAAGCGGGCCATGATCGACAAATACAAAGACGGCCCCGATGGATGGGCCGTCAGAGGGACGGCGATCCATAAGGCACTCGAGCTGCACTTAAAAAATGAGCCTCAAGCCTGTGACGATAAATGGTCACCATGGCTCGACCCACTGCTTGACAATCCATTTTTTTTAGGCGTCGAAACCTTGGCAACTGAATACAGGGTGATGGACAGATACAAAAGCCTTGGCGGCTCCTTTGACTTTTTAATCCGGTTGAAAGAAGAAGGGCTGGAGCCCAGCAAACAATTGGTCATCCTGGGAGACCTAAAAAGTGTCAGTTCTAAAAAAGCGATTGCGGCTCGCAAGCCAGCAACGGCCCAGCTCGGTGCCTACATGTCTTGCCTAGCCCTAAATCAGCCCAATATCACGGTTGGGATGTGCGTCACCGTTGTGAGCGGCCCCGAAAAATGTAAGGTGATCAAGCAAGACCCAGAGGAGTGTCTTGAAGCCTGGGAAGGAGCTTGGAACGCCTTCCAAACAACGCAGCCAGACTTTTGAGCAGACAAATCCGAATGCAGTGTCCAAAATGCTTTTCCTATCGCGTCCATGTTGTGACGACCAAAAGGACTGTTGATGGCCCCTATGAAATAGTGCGGCGCCGTCATTGCAATAGCTGTGATTACAGGTGGTATACAGCGCAAGAGCCAGAGGTAAATATTGGCCCATATATCTCTTGGGCCGGGACTGGCGATCAGGTCAGAGTGCTGACTTAAATAGAAGTAGGATTGAGTACCTCCACGCATCGACGTGGGGTGCCATTGAGCAACTTCAGTTCATGAGACGACTAGCAACTCGCACAGAGCGTAATTTGCTGGCGATCATCCAGAACTACCAATGCGCTATCTGCAATGCAGATCTTGCAAACGGCTTTGAATGTGATCACTTGGTGCCCTGGTCGAAAGGAGGTCAAACGACCTTTGAAAACCTTCAGGCGCTATGTCTCAATTGTCATTCAAGCAAAACGCAAGAAGAGGCCAAGCGGAGGTTATAAACCGAGCCGCTGAACCAGGGAGATCAAGACTCTGCGCCAAGCTTCCAACCGGTTATGGCAAAACTTTTACGGCCGCTTGCGTTTATTCAACGTTGCAGTCTCAAGGGCTTGTCGATCGTCTTCTCTACTTAGTCCCAACAACAGCACAGCTCAATCAGTTCGTGACGGATGGTCATGCTGATCTTTACAGCGCGAGCGTAAATGGCCCTCATTATGTTTGCGACGTTGCTTTTTCTGGCGCTGCTCAAACTTTTAAGCAACACAGAACAGGAAGCCATCAGATTTTTGCTTGCACGATTCAAGGATTGAGTGCAGCGGCCACAGGTTCAACCGTCAAGTCTCTTATGGAGTCGGGCCGGTGGATGATTTGTGTTGATGAATATCACCATTATGGGATGGATAAAACTTGGGGGAAAGCTGTTCTCGATATAGAAAGACTTCCTCAATGCAAATTTTTACTTGCAATGTCGGCCACTCCTTACCGTCCTGATTTTGATAGCGCCTTTGGTGAGCCAGACGTTGAGGTTACATACCGACAAGCGGTAGCAGAAAAAGCTGTTAAACCTCTTATGTGTCATTCCTACACATACAAGATTGACGCACTAGAGGAAGGTGATGTTGTCTCTTACACAACAGGCGATTTGGTAAATAAAGCAGGGAGTGACAGTCAAGAAGCACTTGAAAACGTTTTTCGTGAAATGCGCTGGTCTCCCAAATACATCAGTCCTTTAGTGGATACGCCTATTACTCGGATGATGCGCGACAGGCTTTCGACAGGGCTACCGCTTCAAGTGCTTATCGGGGCATTTTGTTGCAGCCACGCAAATCAGGTTTGCGATCAAGTGCAAGGAATGTTTCCTGAGTTGCGAGTTGATTGGGTTGGGACTGGCTCAAACGGAAGAAGTGACAGAGAAAACAAACGAGTTCTTGAAAACTTTTGCCCTCCTAAAAAAGATGGAAAACGCAATCCAGCAAATATTAAGCTTGACGTTCTGGTTCATGTGGGAATGGCAGGAGAGGGCCTTGATACGGTTTACGTTTCTGAAATCATTCACTTAAATCCTGCTAACAAAAACAACAGTAACGACCAGGAAAATGGCAGAGCTGCCCGGTACTTGGAAGGTGTTTTTGGGTGCATAAACGTCGAAGATGGCACCGACTACGCATGTCAGGAATATATCGGGCGCGGCATTGAAAAAGCTTTTGACATGAGCCCAGCGGAAGCTGCAGAGGATGACACAGAGCCCGTAAGCATTGTTGAAAGAGACTGGGAAAACTGGGAGTTGCCTGACGAACCATCAGTCCAAATTTATGACGTTGAGTGCATCAACATCAACACCGGAGAAGTCAAACGCATGGACCAAGCCATGATCGCTTCAGGTCTTTACAACGAACTAACCGATGACCAACGGGCAGAAAAAGCTATTGAGGTTTACATGAAAATGAGACGCAAGGAGGCAGAACAATTCAATGAAAGAAGCACTGTTGAAGTGCATAAAGACGCTGTTGATAAAGCCCTTGGCGCTGTTGCAAGACGTGTTGCTCACTTAATGACATGCAAAGGCTCCAGGGTCGAGCGAAGCCTTAACGGAGATATTCGCAGACGAATTAACACTAGAAAAAAATATAACCTTGGTGCTGTTGATCGTGATGTCGCACAGCTCAAACGCCATTACTACTGGCTGAAAGATTTAGAAACCGAACTTATTGAAGGAGGCATCCCAACGTGGCTGAAATGATGATCAACACCGGACCGATTGATTATCGGGATTCGTTAGCAAAAATTTCCCGTGAGAAATGGGACGATCTGTTTAGCAAGCGTCGAATCTATATTCACACCGAATTTGAACACGGCTGCGAATGCGTTGTTGACTGGCTACAAGAAGCGGAGCAATTTTATTCTGACCTTGGCTACAGCTCTGCAGACGAAATGCTGCTGGAACGGCTAGAGATTCCTCCGAACTGGGTGCGGATGGCAGCGGCTGTCTTAGAAGCTACGGGCGAGAACCTAAGCAAGACAGAGCTTGACCAAGCCATTGAGCTAAAAAGCAATGGTGGCGACCGACGCTCTGATGATTTTCATCCTAACAATGTAAGCCTGAAATCTCACGGCAACAGCGCCGAATACATCAAGGCACGGCTTAAGCGCGATCATCCAGAGATCGCCGAAGAGCTTGAGCAAGGGCAGCATCGTTCGGCTCGTGCTGCTGGCATTGCTGCTGGATTCATTAAGAACGTGCCCACCGTGCGCATGGTTGAGCCAACAAAAGCAGCAGAGGCGATCGTCGAGCGTGTTGGCGTTGAGTTTGCGGCTCAGTTAGCGATTGCGCTTGCAAGCCTTACCGCTGAGGGTTGACAGGTATGCCCAGGCATGCCACCATGCTTTCAGGCGAGAGCTCCACATCAACTTTTTTCCATGAAGTCACGTCCCCGCTACTACAAGCCTGAAAAAACAGGCTGGCTAGTTTTTTTTATTTTTGGCACGCTTTTTGCTGGCGCAACCTGGCTTACCTTGATCAGCGTTCACAATCAAATGCAAGTCACACATTGCGAGCAAGGCTGGCAACGCGCTTGTAAAGGATTGCGCTGATGCCTTTTTACAACACGAATCAAGAAGACCCCAGCGAAGCTTTTGATTCATCTGCAAAAGTTGCAAATCAATCTCTTGTAATCTTTCGATTGCTTGAGATGGCAAAAACGCCAATGAGCCCATCAATGGTTTACAAAGCCCTTGGTCAAGAGTGGCCCATCACCTCAATTAGGCGAGCAATGACGAATTTGACTGATGATGGGAAAATCGTCAAAACACAGAAAACAACAAAAGGTATTTACGGCAAAAAAGAACATCTATGGGCTTTGCCTGAGAAACCTACAACTACTGAACAAGCCGTATTGTTTGACTTTTAATTTTGGGCGGCTTTTGCGTAAGTCCCGTTTTACCCCCTCAACATCATGAAATCAGTCGCTATCAATCTTGACGCCGACCGCGCAGAAAAGCTTATGAAGCTTTCTGAGACCACTTCTGGCTACACCGTTGAAGTCGAAGTTGCAGGCCAAACAATTGAAGTGCAGCAACGCAAAGTCGCACCGACTACGCTTGCTTTGGCTTTGCTGAACTCTGCAATTGACACCGCCTTTGACAACCTGCCCAAGTAGTTTCACGTTTACCGTCCTTGGCAAGCCAGCCCCACAAGGCAGCAAGCGTCATGTTGGCAGAGGCATTCTTTTGGAGTCTTCTAAACGTTGCAAGCCATGGAGACAAGACGTTAAATATGCTGCGCTTGAGGCTTTACCAGATGGCTGGTATGCCATGATGGATAAGCCCATTTTGGTCTCGGTCACTTTTATATTTGCCAGACCAAAAGGCCACTTCCGCACTAACGGAGAACTCAAGCCAAAAGCCCCTTCTCATTGCACCGCACGAGTTGGCGACACAGATAAATTGTGCCGCAGCATTTTGGATGCACTTTCAAATTCAGTGTTTTCAGATGACTCGCAGGTGATTGCTCTAAATGCTCAAAAACGTTATGCCACAAGAAACGAACAACCCTCCGCAATCATTACCATTGCAGCCATTAGTTGAAGCTTTAGTTAACTTTCACAAGACCGTTCCAGCAATCAACAAAACAGCAAAAGCACAGTACGGCAACTTTGCTGATCTTGAGACTGTTCTTTCAACTGTCACCCCGCATCTAATTAAAAACGGGTTGGCTGTCTCTCAAGGTTTTGAGCCAAGCAGCCATGACAACAACCCTGTGCTTGTCACACAGTTGTTGCATGTCAGCGGTGGTCAACTCATCAGCCGCTTGCCCATGGTCGTCGGTGGTCGAGGGAAGAATCCACTTCATGACTTCGGTGCTAGTTGCACCTACTCCCGAAGATATAGTTTATTGGCCATCCTTGGCCTCACAGCCGACATGGATGTTGATGGTGACTTTGCCGACCCTGCAGAGTCCAAGCCAGCAAAAGCAGCGCCTAAGCCTGCAGCAAAGATTGAAGGCATTGCTGAAAACGATCAACCATTGTCAAAAGAAGATCGCGAAGATTGCCTTGGTTTAATTCAACAGCTATCACCAGAAGGCTTGCAAAGTTTCTTGGTTACATTTCGGAGCCGTTTTGGCCTCTCCGATTCTGCCAAAGTCGCACCGGCTTTAACTTCAGTTAAGCACCGAGACTGGGTTATTGAAACCCTCAGAAATCATGTCTGACGATGAAAAGACAGCACAAGCCAAGCGTGATGAAGACCGGCGTCATCTGCACTTTCAAGTTCGGCTGGACACTGATCTAGCCATGTCGGTCCGGCACTTCATGAAGTCTCGGGGCTACAACCAAAACCAGGCTTTAAGCCTCATTATCTCACAGTTTTTTCGCAACAAAAAATCTAATGGCTGATTTCGTTCCCGCACTTACGCATCAAATCAAATGGTCCGTTGGTGAAAACCGCTTTGATACAGAAGGCAAGCAACCCAAGCAGTTGTCCTTGTTCGTAACCAAGCAGTCCATCCTTGAGCTTGCGTCTTATCTACAAAAGCTGGCTGGAGAAACTGATCGGGTCAAGCCTGGCAAGGTGTGGGATTTTTCTAAAAAAGCAGAAATCGAGGTCGAAGGCTTCTACTTAAACGGCAAGGGTCAGACCGGTCAATACGGCGACTTTGGCTCGATCAACCTGCAGCAAATACAGAGCAACAACACCGTTGATTTCTGATTGATGCAATGGGCGCGGCTTGCCACCGTGCCTATCCTTTTGAAATGAAGCCAACGATCAAGCAAGTAGAAAAAGATGGAGAGCTTGTTTGGCAAATCGAGGCGGTTGGCCTCACAAAATTTCATGCGCAAAAATGGCAAGCAGAATGGCTTTACAACTACCTGACAAGCCTCTATAACTGCGACGAGACCAACCCTCAGCATTTGAGTCATGGCCCCAGTGAACATGAACTGGACGACCCGTCCTCAGGATCAAATTGATGCGGCCAAAGCAAAAGTCCGGGACACGTTGCACGAATCCAACCCAAAGCTGACTGCATTAGAAAAAGCTTTTAGGGCTTCTGCGTTGCGTCAAAAAAGACGGCCTCAAGCAAAGCAACATGACCAACGCATTGTTTGAGAAGCTTGCTTTGGTGCGCTTGTGTACGCATTAGCGACACGCAGAGCTGTGACAAAACGTCGATGTTTTCGCAGTCTTCAATAAATCGAATATTGCGTTCTAGCCTTAACTCTTCTTCAAGGCTCTGTTCGACCACCATCCAGTCGAAAGTGTTTGATAGCGCGTTTTTCGGAGGCATAAGGCTCCTCTGTCTTGAACCGTATGTAATCACCTATAGCCGGAAACAACCAATCCTGCACCTGTAAACAAGCTTTCATGTTTACGGGTTGAATGCAGTTGAGCAGCAAAGTGCTCCATAAAGCAGATATGTAACCCCAGTTCATCGATCCACAAATACAGCCCAGCCCGAAGCTTCACCTTCGATCAGAAACCGTTGGTAAAAGGCAGGCCGGGACATTTTGATTAATTTTCCAGATTTTGTCGTGTCATGGCCGCCATGCTCCATGTTTGGCTTGCCCATAGGATCCATTGCAATAAAATCATTTTTGTCATAACCAACAATGACGCTCCAATGACCACAGCCTTCGCTGTCGCAGACTGCTGGCTTGCCTTTTGTAAAATCACCTTTGTGCAACCAACCAACCATTAACGGTCTGCCAGCATCAATTTCAATTTCAATGTCTTCAACCCTGACATTTTTGCGAAACTCAGCGTTAAGGCCAAATGATTTCAACGTAGAAACGTGGGCCTCGACTTCAGTAGTGTCGCCATGTTTGCGGCGTCTTTGCCGATAAGCGTCTTGGTTTTGTACAGCTCTGTGAAAAGCTGCGACCATTGCAGCAGCAGAGTCAAAACACTCCCTATAGCCGTAGCCGGTAGGGCTGTCTAATTGGTTGTAATAGGGGACGCCATAAACCTCCTGGTGGATGCCGCTTGTTTTCCACATGGCAAACCATTCCGCCTCATCATTGAGCAGATCCTTATCGATGGCACGTTCCAGCTCTGCAATAGCTGCTAGCTGATGGGGATCGCCTTTTTTAAAGAACTGAAAAAACGGAAGCAGTGACAACAAGCCCACGATTACGACCCAAACCCACATTTACTTTTCAATGCGAGCCTCGGGAAACAGTAGGTCTGCAACGTACTTACAAGCCACATCATCCAACTGATTATCAGTCTGCTTACTGACCTTGATTAGACAGTCCAATAGCAACTGTTTTACGGCTTTGGATTTGATGAAGCCGAACAAGATTGGCTTTAGTAGTAAAACCATGAGTGCACTGTATGTGCAGCAATACTAGACGCGGTTTTGATGACCCTCAAGCCGTGCAACATTCTGTTCTAGGTCTGAAATTCGTGCGAATAGCTCTTGATCTCTAACCCTTAAGTCGGCATGGAGCACATCCATACGGCTCGCTAAATTGTCGACAGCTGAGGTTAGACGCACTAAAGAGTCCCTTCCATGCTGGTTCTCACGGCTGGCTCCTTTGAGTCCAGAAGCGGCTACGCCTATTGACGCACCAGCAACAGCAGCCCAGATTTCCACCACCATTCGACCAATAGCGTTAATTCATCATGGCAGAAGAACAGGTTAAGCAAGAGCAGGAGCAGGAATCAACGCCGTTGGCGGATTTCGTAAAACTTGCTGTTTTGACATGGTCAATTGTGATGCTTAGCCTCAACTACCTGGGTTACGTCAAAGCAATGGACCCAACCTTTCCTGCCTCATTGCTTACTGGAACGATGACCTCTTTTGGCGTCAACATCAAACGCGCCAATGGCAAGAAAAAAGAAGAGCCTACAATTACTGAACAAACCCCTACGTCTAAGACCAAATGAGACGTTTTCTCTTTGTATCGTGCCTAACGTTTTTTGCGATAAGTCCTGCTTCCGCAGACATTACGCACGCTATTAAATCTTCAATCTCGCTAACTGTTGATGGAGCGGCATCACAATCAATTCGGCAACCCAGTTCACTTGCAGTATCTGGCTCTAACGTCACTTTGGGTACTCCTCCTGTGCTCGGGACACTTACTTCCGGCACTGCTCTTGGGTATACTCCTGGTGCTTACAGTATTACTACTGCTGGTGACAGCTTTTCGTATTCAGAGTCGTACATAGAAGGTGATGACGTTCCAACCATACTTTCAACAACTGTCACCGCTGGTGTAGTTCCTGCGTTGCCAATCTTTGGAAATACAACAACAACTGCAGGCGGCGTAGCTGGTACTTTAGCTGGCACAATTGCGACTGATGGTGCGTTAACGATCGTAGCCGGTGGAGCTGGCACAAGTGCAATAGGACAAGTAATTCAGGAGTTAACTATTCGATGAGAATACTGCTGTTGTTGCTTTTGGCTGCCCCAGCGTCAGCCGTACCAATCGTTCCTAACTTTCAGCAAGGAACATTATCCAGCACTACAAAAACAACGTCGAAAGTCATTGAAGTCATTAACTCTTACGAATATCGCACGGGTTATGAATACACAGCTAGCGGTACAAATATAGAGTCTTCTGCAGGTCTTGCTCCACAAAGCTTGACGACAACAACTAATACGTTGAACGGTGTTTCAAGCAAATGGACTGGACTTGACCCTGCATCAAGGCCAACCTGGAACATCGTCAACCAAGGCGCTGCATTTTCATTTGTGGAAACGCTCCAAGGGCCGGGGCTCACAAATCACACGTTGATTAATAGAGAAACTGACATCGAATCACTTACGGAAACTACAAGTACGTTTACACAATGAAGCGTGTCTTAGCAGCGTTGCTGTTATTTGCTGGCCCGGTAAACGCACAAGTCAGTAGTACAGCAGCACCAGTGGCTAATAGCAGCGGATCAGTTACGAACCAGGCTGTTCAGGTGGTTCCGAGTAAAACTTTTGCATCCGTCATCAACGGTGTTCAGTGCCAGGGCGCAAGCCTGACCATTAATCCGTTTCTTAGTTCAACTACTGGCTGGTCTGATCCGTATGAACGGTTTTATAACGACCCTGTCTACGACACGCTTGACGTTACTGGTGCGTTTGATCCAGAAGGTAACCCCGTTCCAGATGGCAGACCTGATAATCCTGGCCGGGTCTTATTCCAGAAACCAGTTAGAACAGGCCAGAAAACCAACTTCTCAGTCAATGGCGGCATCACTGCACAGATCTCGATTCCGCTAGATCGCAGTCACATCCGCACTTGTCGTAAAGCTGCAGAGAAGCAGGTCGAATTGATGACTGCAAATTTGGCGGATAAACGTTTGAATTACGAAATTGCGCGGTTGCGAAACTGCGCTGATCTTATGAAAGAAGGCGTGATGTTTCACCCCAAGTCGCCCTACAGCAAAATCTGTGCCGATGTCGTCTTAGTCAATCCGCCTGGCGTCTTATCGCCCCACACACATTCAATACCTATTTCTTCAAAGACCGCTGAAACTTCCGACGCTGCCAAGCAGACTCAACAACAACCTTCTTCCCAAGCCTCTCCTTAATTTTCTTGATCGTCTTTTTAACGATAGGTTTGACCGCTTTTAGCAGAATATCGCCTAACGGTTTGGCGATGATGGCTGTTGTTGTTGCCACTGCTGCGATAGTTGCGGTTGTGATTACAACAGGGCCACCAGGCAAATAATTGCCAATGATCGTTGGTACGTCCAGCGTGTCGAATTGTGTTTCACATTTTCCGTTGATCAACCGATAACCGGTGATAACCGCTGTCTGTTGCTTGTTTTTAGCTCCTATAGGTATTGCATCTGGTGGCGGGCAGGGCAGTTCTATGCCTACATTTGGAATGTCAGGCGTTGGAGGAACACCTGGCGCAGGGGACTTAGCCGGTTGCTTGTCAGCCGGTTTTTTCTCAGGATTTACTGCTGGCGGCCTGGTTGATCCATAAGTCAACGTTCCAGGCGTAAAATCCAATGCCGCTGGAAACGATGGCATCGTTCCATCGCAAACCGTAAAGTTGCCCTTCGGATCAGTGGTGTAGGCATCTGGATTGCCGGGCTGTGTATTTCTGGTTTCAACGCAGCCAGGCATCTGCACAATTGGCAACCCAAGCCTCAACGTAATTGGTGGTTCAGACGGGATACTCTGCGGCGGAATACTTCTCCACGTTGGTATTTCTGGAACGCCGATACGCCCCACACCAATCTCAGGTATTTCCGGCACCTAATCAGAACGGAAGCTTAGGTGTCTCAATGGCTGGCCCTGTAGCTGATGGCAGTTCAGGCATCACGTCATCAACTGCTGGAACCATGTCGGTCACTAGCTTTGTCAGCTCTAGCTTTAGCTCGCTCATGTAGTACCGCGTCAGCGATGGGATTCGCGTGTAAAGCATTAACGATCCAACAACCATCGCTCCAGACATCAAAAATGCTGTAGCGCCAAGCAGGTTAAAGACTTTTTGCATGATGATTCCAGATAAAACAAAAGGCCCCCTTTCGGGAACCTCTTGTCGGCCTGTGTGAAGAACCTGAACTAGTTATAGCTCAGAAGTTGTACTTCATGCCGATTTTAGACCCTACGGAAGGATCTTCGTCTGCAGTGATGAATGACAGCTCGCCATAAACGCCGAACTGGTCTGTGGCTTGAACGTTTCCGCCAATCTTGCCGGACAGTTCAAACTCACCATCGTCGCCTTGGGGGGAAGAATAAGCTGGACCGCCTTGCACGTAATAGCTGTAAACGTCCTGAGCGCCTTCAAAACCAACGTGAAAATCTGTGGTTGCACCTAAATAGTCGCCGCCCGAATAACCGGCGTTATTTTCCACGTTTACATAAGGGCCTGCCAAGGCAGCTGATCCGGCAAGAGCGCCAGAAAAAGCTACTGCGAGTGCTTTGATCATTTGTGGAAAGGGCTGAGTTTTCTGTAAGTACATTAACTAAGCCAGTCAATGGACAGTTAGGAATCTGCTCCTTAGTTTTCGTCACTCCCAGGGAAAATTGACAAGTGTTTTTTATTCAATGACGTATATAAACCGTGTTGTGGATGCGCTGGGTCGTCCCGTTTTTCTAGCTTGTAAAGCATGTCCATCCAAACAACGCGGTTGTTCATTGCTTCAATGTCTTCTGCCCCTGGCTTGCAAGGGATCATTGGGTCGGGTCGTTGCATCAGGCGCCCCAGGGCAAACCAGCGCCTGTTGTTGGTGTGCGTTTTTCTGTTAGTTGATTGTCCAAAGCAGTCTGGATTTCAGTGACTTTTTCGTCACCGCCAATTGCAGCTTTTAGCCACTCAATGCAGTTCGCTTCGGTCACGCTGTCATACGCAATCATGGTGTCAGCGGCAGGGGCTTCAAGCCCAACTGAGCCATACGCGCCAGCGGAATAAACGCCGTCATCAGTCTGTGCTGAAACGGTGTAGTGGAGCGTTGAGATTACGCCATCAGCCAAAGTGCGGTCGCACTGGCCAACTTTCCAGGTGTAGGTGTTTGCCATGAAAAAGAAGCAATAGGGTCAGTGTAACTTCGAAGCTCCACGTTGCCATGGGGCGGTTACCGCTAGGCGATACCAGCATCAGATAGACGCTTTTCTAGGGTTTCGATCTTTGCGATTGCTTCTTGTAGAGCTGAAGTTAGCAGAGGCACAAGTTTTGCTTGGTCAATGCCTTGGTAAACAGGATTACCTTTATCGTCAACTTCATCGTGCGTTCCAGTGACAGCTTCTGGTACGACAATCTGTGCTTCATGAGCAAGAAAGCCATCGACCGTTGTATCAGCAGCAGCAATAAAATTAAACCGCTTAGGTTGAAGTTGTTTGATACGGGTAATTCCATTAGTAAGATCAACAACGTTTTCTTTCAAGCGGTAGTCAGAGCTTCCAACATAAGCCGTAGATGTGCCGTTATTTGTAAACGTAATGGAGCCGCCAGTCGTGCCGTTTGCTTTGAACTCTATAAGGTTACTGTTTCCGCTAAATGATGAATTGGTATTTATAATTGCTCCTGTATGAGCAGGTGCGTATGCGAGAAATAATTTTTCATTTGAAACTCCACTTGTAGAATTTATTAACAGCCTGCCCGAGCTGTCGATTCGTAGACGCTCGGTGCCAGCACCACCAAAAACTAAGGCATCGTCCGCATGTTTATACCCTACGTATCCACGATACTGACTAGCTGCTGCACTTCCGTCACCAAATTGAAGGTATGACTGACCATTTGTCGGAGCAAAACACTGAAAACCGCCAGGAACGGACGATAAAGATCCCACACTTATAGTTTGTCCGCCTGCGTTTGAATCAATATCGTCACCAACACGCAAGTCAAAACCTCCTGCTGGAATTTTTATCTGTCCCGAGCTGTCGATTCGCATCCGCTCGATACTATTTGTTCCAATACGTAAGGTATTATCGCTATGACCATATTGAAATGAACCTGCATATTCTCCCACTCCTGATGTAGCATCAGAGAAAAATATGCTTGAATAATCTGATGTGCCCGCTCTAATTGTTAATCCGCAGCTACCAGAATCTTGAAGCGTGAGATTATCGGAAGCAGGAGTACCTTCAGTTGTCGTACCAACCAACAGCCTGCCCGAGCTGTCGATTCGCATACGCTCGCTGCCTTGAATCCCAAACTTAAGAGGAAACGCACCACGAGTTTCTAGCGTTCCGGCGCCTGCGTCAGATCTAAGTTCAACAGCCTGATTATTACTACTAACACGTACTGTTGAGACTCCTGAACGGAAAACTTCTAAGCCAGTACCAACACCAAAAACAGGCGACGGCGTACCGATGCCGACGTTTCCACTTGAGTCAACAGTGATGCGCTGCGTTCCACCCGTTGCAATCGCTAACGAATCCGCTCCAGGCTGAAACAACCCACTATTTACATCGCCATTAAATACAAGCGCAGGCGCACCCGCTGTTCCTGCTGTAAGATTTAAAGCCTGATTAAATGTCCAGCAATCAGTGCTATCAACCCACGTAAGAGTTTTATCAGTAGCGCCTTTTAGCGTAATTCCACCGCCATCAGCCGTTGTATCTGAAGGGGTGGAGACCTTTCCGATTTCAATATTCTTGTCTTCAACAACCAAAGTGGTCGAATCGATTGTTGTTGTTGTGCCGTTGACAGTTAGATCGTTTGTAACCGTGAGGTTGTTAGCAATCGTGATGTCATTTGCAAGCTTGTCACCGGTTACAGCATCATTTGCAAGCTTGGCAGTTGTAACCGACCCATCAGGCGGAGCAGAGGCTCCTGACGCTGCACTCGTTACCCGGCCTTGAGCATCAACTGTAATGTTGGCTGTCGTGTAAGAACCTGCGGTAACACTTGTGTTGGCAATCTTTGCCGCAGTTACAGCATCATCTGCAATCTTTGCCGCAGTGATTGCACTGTCTGCAATGTCCGCAGTAGCCAGCGGGTATGCACTGATTGCGAATCCAGGTACATACGCAAGAGCACTCCAAACTGCAGTGCCATTGCCGATTTTAAACTTCTTAGTATCCGTCTCATACCCCAACTCACCATTCAAAAGCGTTGGGTTTGTGCTTGTCCAATTTGCGGCAGTGTCCCGCCGCTGCTGCATTTGGACCCTAACGTTTGTTGCTGTCATAATCAGGCACCACCTGAATCAAGTATAAGGCTGGTGGCTACTGCAGGGTCAGCATCGTCGGCGTCCAAGATGAATGGCGCAGCACCTGAAAAAACGTAGCTATCAAAAGCAGCTAAACTGCCTAGTTGAGCAGATTCACCAACTAAAATAAACTTAACAAGGACTCCTTCGATTGCACGTATAGAAATAGTAACGTTATATCGTTTAAAGCCAATATGTTCTTCAGTCGGGGTTGTTGTATAGCGATAGATGCTTGCAGAATCAACTGAATTAACACTGCCAACTACTGCAGCTGGAACAGTAAACTCGCCCGCCGTGCCACTGTTGCTTGAATAGTGAGTGCGTAGTAACTCAATTGAAGCTTGATCAAGACCTTGGTATTTGAGGCTAAAAGTTTGACCATTTATAAAATCTGTATGTCTAAACCGAATCGGACCTATCCCAAAAGCAGAATATTCACTAATTTGTGGTGTACCAAAGTCAAAGTTGATTGAGTTTGGAATTAAACTTGGGAAGGTGCTCATGTCAAATGTCGTATGGAGCCACGAGGAGTAACTCTACTGATACCCTGACCACACCTGGATCGTGAACAACCGTAGGAGTCTTTGCGTAAATCCACTGATACCCTGCGGGAAAAGTCAAATCAGAACCCTGCAAAACAGAACTAGGCAAATCAAATGGCTGGAAACGATTGTGAACTGCATAATGCGAGAAAATTTGGCTCTGCTGCACTATTGATCCACTCGTAAATGTAAATCTCAACCTGTAATCAACAGCAGCATTTGTACGGCGAACGGTAACTTCCTTTCCTGAGAGTGTCTTTGAACGACGCACTGCAAAAGAACCCGGCGTGTAACTTCTGCTTTGCGGTGATAGTAAAGGAAAATCAGCCATTAGCTGCAAGTGTAAGTAGGGCTTCCAGGGTCTGCACCATTTGGCACAGTGGCAGAACCAATATCTGAACCAGCCCATTCGACCTCAATCGTACTTAGATCGTTTGAAAACTGCCACGTTCCTTGAATCCTATAAGTCTCTCTTGCAGCTGGATCGCCAGGGTTAAATTGACTGACTTGCATAAATGGCTGTGGTGGTGATGAACTACAAGCCGAATTGGTCCTTAGCCCGCCAATCCTCGGCGTGCCGCCTATCGTTACGAAGGGCTTGCTGACAGCCCAAACACCAGATCGCCACGGTGCATTTTCTTCACAAGGTCCGCAAATATAGGATGCACACCCTCCTTGGAATGTGTAAACATTGCCTAGCGAAAACATACAAAGACCGTTGATCCTTGGAGCTTTTAGCTCTGCACTCCATTGGTTTCCTTGCTTGTCTAAGAAACTGGTTGTAACTGAATTTGAAAATTCTCTTGCCGGGTCATAGCTTGTCTTAACTACGGTCCCATTCCAACGCACATAACGATAAAGTGCAAAATTAGGAACTACTATCGCAGTTTCTCCAAGTTGAACAGCAGGAGCAAAGCCACTATCAGTTGAAGGATCTGGACATTCGCCTTCTACTATGATCACATGATCAATATCTGCAAATGTGATAGACATAAAAAACTTACCGTTAACAGGTTCTGTTTTACACTCAACTAACGTCTTGATGCCTGTAAGTTTGCTTAATCTGTAGAAACAGACGCGTCCATTTGCACAAGGCAAGGCAGTGTTTGAGACTTCTACTGCATTGCCGGTGGTAGCTGTAGAACCCCCGAACCCTGTGTTTGAGCCTGTAATGGTTACTGTATCTACTAAAGGCTCATCAATTGGGTCTGGTGGGTTAGAAGACCCATCCGGATATGGCGAGCCTGGTAACCCAGTGCCAGACGGATATAATGAATCTTGATCATTTGCATCTGGCGCAGGAATATCCTTTTCTGTATCACCAGACGATGGAGGATTTCCTTGCGTTGATGTAGTCGTTCCAACGGTTGATGTGCTTGTTGAGCTATTAGTGTCGCAATCGTGCGTACTCCGTCCCACGTTAATAACGTTGCCCGCTCCAACAGCATCGTTAACAGCTTTGGCTACAATGCTTCGGCCTTGGTTGTCTATTGGGAAGTGCGTTAGGTCATACTTGATTAAGCTGCCAAAAGTTTTTTCAATTCGGGCAATTTCATACACTTTATCGTGATGCTGGATTTCCCCTTCTGAAGTTTCCCGCTGCAAACGTACGCGAACGATGTCCCCTACTACAAGCGAACTGTTGTAGCTTCTTTCACGCACTCTTAAACGGAGGTGGTGCGTAACGTGTTTGCGGGTAGCAAGCTTATATGTTGCAGCCTTGATAGCGTGGTTCTCTGTTACGCAATAACCGCTCAAGTCCATCGAAACAAACGGGCCAGATGCTGCCTCGCCTTGATACCGAACATTTATCGTCCGCACCAAACCAAAATCAGCTTCAGGTTGTTGGCGCCACTGCGCTACAACACAAACAGGCTCTCGATCTTCCAGGCTGACAAAGTCAATCTCAAAACCACCGCCAAGCACATGGTCTTCTGTAAAGGTAAATTCTGGCGTGATTGCTGTTGTTTTAATCGTGTAGTTTGCGTTGTAGGGCAGACGTGGCCGTAGGCCAAACTTACCGTTAGTATTCGTTAAACGAAGCAAGAAATTGTATGAGGTCTTTTGCAGCCAATCAGACAAGTTTTCGCTTTTAGTAACTACGCCATTGAATAGAAAATTATTAGCGTGAGTAAAGTTAGCTGCAATAGTAAGCGATGGGTCATCAATAAGATCGCTTGGCAACCTTCCGCTTTGCAGCATTAAATATTTAGCAAGATCAACAAAGTTGTCAGAAGGTCCAGTACCCCCACCAACGAGCCTTGTCACCTGAAGACCTTCTCTTATAAAAGCACTAATTTGTTTGTTCCAATCCGTGGTGCCGCCAAGTGTTATTTCAAAACTTAGTGTTGTTAAACTACTGTAACTACCAGACGTTCCACAAAATGTAGGCATATTGTGTTCATGATATACCAAATAGTAAGTGCCTGTATCCCCTGCAGCATTTCTAGTAAATACACTGTAAAGAAAGTTGCCCATCCTATACATTTTGTTTATGACTGGGTTGGCGGGCAAAGGGTAAAATCCGCCTGAATCTAGAGGAATAACTGCTTCTATGTAATCATCAATTGTGTTGCCAGGTGGCCAGCTACCCGCACGCGCACCATACCCTTGGTTGTATGTTCCACGGCGGCAATTGCCGTAGAATATATCTCTAACTTGAATTGTACCGATTTGGCCCTGACTAATAACAAGTAGCAGCTTTACATAGATTTCCTCTGCGACTGTTATGTCAGTCCACGTTCCACCAGTTTTTACCTTACTAGCAACTACATCGTTAGAAAAACCACCCTCACTTGCTTTTGGAGCGATCATTGCCCCGCCTGTTTGCACTGAATTTATTGCCCTGCGACGGCAAAAAACAATAGGTATGGGCTCACCAGTTTTTAAAACTGCTTGAGGGCCTGAAACGTCTGGGTTTCCTTCTGCTGCTTGCGCTTGCAGTTCAGCTACAGACAAGCCAGTTTGTGCTGACAGTAGAAATAGAGGTTCGGTAAATTCGAGTGTCATATCTGGAGGGGAACTCCAACCAATGCGTTACTTGCCGTTAGTGGCGGGATCTGCGCTCCAATGGGCGCAAGCGTAGAGCCAAGCTCTACTCTAAGCGCAGTGAACGAACCATTCATTCGGGATATGTAGCCCAAAAAGTTTGCAATCAGAATTTGTGTTGACTGAGGGCTGGCAACACCTAAGCGAGTGTCAAACTCATAAACGCTTAATTCGCACAGATACTTCAGCCTTGACGCTTCTTGGAATGCGTTGACAGCTAAAGAAGTTGCAGGAAATTTTACCTGTATTGATCGCCCGCCTAATGCAGAAGTCTCTGTAATCCCGTCACAAGCGAAAGGAAAAAAGGTATATGCCTTGGCTGACACAGTGACGGTCTGATTTACATAGAAGTTTTGAAACAACTGGTAGTCCGCTCCACCTGGAGCGTAAATCCTTAAGTATTGAGCCTGGCCCCTAAAACTCATTACGAGACTCCCTGGAATTGACGTGAGCCATAACTACGACCACCACGCGCAAGGGATTCTGTTAATTCTCGCATCCCTTCTTCGAATTGGCCCATTGTTAGATACGTCTCATTGTCTTGCTGCATTACAGGGCCGGTTTGAATGTTGATAGGCCCAACAAATCCGCCATCTGCAAACTGTGGGATTGCAGCACTGCCGCGACTGCCTGACAGAAAGTTATTAGCAAACCCAGCAGCCTTGCTTTGCGGAATAATGTATTCAGGCTCACCGCCTTCTCCGACCATTGCAAGAGTCGGACCATTAACAACACCACCTTTTGCAAACTGCGGGACAGTCATCTGCGGAATTAATGGAATACTCTGAAATAAGCGAATTGGTGCTGGTAATCGATTAAAACCAGAAATTAAACGGTTAACCATGCCGATTGCGCCGTTAACGCCCTTGCCAATTGCTGAAAGAACATTGTTAAAGATCCCTTTAATGAAGTTAACAACCGTTAAGAATGGAGCTTTTACAACGTCTGCAATTTTAGTGAATAAACCAACAAATCCATCAAATAATTTTTGCCCAAACCCAAGCACAGGCTTTACATAAGAGTCCATGTAGAACTGCGCGGCTTTCGTTAAAACATTGCCTACGATATTAAACGCTGCCATGAAGAAATCACCAATTGGTTTAAGCGCTTCTGCTATTTGATCTCTGAAAGCATAAATAGCGGCCCCAGCGGCTACAAGCAGTAAAACAATCCCTACCGGGCCAGAAAGCACCCCAGCCACAGCAATTCCAAATGCTTTTACTACTGCTATAACCGGCCCAATAGCACCTAACCATCCAGCAATTGTTGCACCTAACCCCAACGCCTTTATCGCAACCAACGCAGGCCCAATGGCAGCAATCGCAGGTGCAAGCAAAACAAATACCGCTGCTAAAGCACCAACGCCAACAATAATCGCCTGAACAGGGCCAGGAAGAGCAGTAAAAGCATTGATAAGAGTTGTCAAAGCTTTTAAGAAAGGCGGCAACGCTTTATTAACAACGCCTCCAATTGCTTTTTGTAAATCATACATTGCTTCGCCAAATGTATCTTGAACACCTGCCGCCCCTCCTGCCGCGGCAGCGGCTGTACCCCCGTATTGTTTTTCAAGCTCTTTTAAAATCATTGCTTGAGCCTTTGCTGCTTGACCGGTTTCAACCAAGCTTTTGATTGTCGCTTTTTGCTGGTCAGTAAACTGAATGCCGGACCTGCTCAAGGCCGACAAATTCGTAACCGGGTCATTTATTGCTTTTGCTAATTGCATAAAGGCGCTCGACACATCAGTGCCGCTAACTTGCGCAACGTTTGCCGCTGCCATAGCAACAGAGTCATAGGTGCTAACACCGATATTTCCAAAAGAAGTTAGAAGGCCAAATCCTTTTCGAAAATCGTCTTCATTGAACAAGGTTTCTTTGCCAAGCCTGTCGGCTGACTGCTGCAATTTATCTAATTCCCCAGCACCGGCTCCAACATTTTTAAGACCCTGTTGCAGCAATAACGTTTCAGACTCAAAACTTGCAGCTGCATTTGCTGCGCCTTTTAAAAATCCAACTAACGCAATCCCAGCTACGCCTCTTAAAACTGTTCCAAGCTGCGAAGCTGTTCCTTTTAACGAACCTAATTTTTTTTGTGCAACGACAGCCGACTTGCCTAGGCTGTCAACTTTTTGTTTTCCGGTCGTCGCGGCCTTGCTTACTGCATTTAAAGGCTTGACCGCTTGTCTAGCGTCAACCTTAACAACCAGAATAGACTCAGCCACGAAACCTGCCTACAGTGCCTTAAGTCTAACGCCGCTTGGCTTTACGCCTAAGCTCTTCTTCCTCTTTGTACTCCACTTCATAAAGCACGCTCCAAAGCTGCAATTCTTCACGAGACATGCGTTTTGTAAGTTCTGAAAGCGTATAACCCAAATCGCGGGCTATACGCATCAAGAGTCTTAAGGGATAGTCATTCTTAAGGCACTGAGTTAGTTTTTTGCTTCAGCCTCGGTGACATTGCCTTCTCCAGTAAGAAGAGCAAGCATCATCCCTTGCAGATCTTCGTCTCTGACTTCGTTTTTAAGTTCAGAAATCTCACCAGCCATAAACATGCGTTGCCCATTTTCATCTAAAGCTTTCGCAACCAAAAGTTGCAGCGCCATAAGGTTTACGTCGTCGGTTTTTGCTGCTTTTTGAGCTTTTTCGCGTTCTGCCATTGTCAGCGGAGTGCTCCAAAATTCAAACTCTTCGCCACTGCATAAAGTGACAATACGCTTGATGGGAACAAGGTTTGCGGCTTTTTTGAGACGCTCAAGTGCACGCGATGAAGACGAAGACATACAGATTTTCTATCCGGTGGAATTGTAGACACAAAAAAACCCCCAGCGCAAGCTAGGGGTATTTTGACCAAACCGATTATCAGCTCTTGCTGAAATCAAAAGTAGGTACAGCAGATGGGCGAAATGCAACCTCAATCGATTGCGCATCGTCAGGTGTGACTGAAAAACTTGCAGAAGTCAATACGGCCTCTAAAGAAATCGATCGACTTGCTGATTCATCAACAGTCCCAGAAGTTACAACACGATCGATGTAAAGCCTGAATTGCACACCTGATTGTTGACGCTGAATCACGTCTTCAACCAAACGTGAGGCAATCGTGGTGTCATCATCTGTTGTGTAAACAGTGGCATTGCCTGAACCATCAGCAAAACCAGTTATGTAAGTTTTGAATGGTGCAAACTGACCAAGTGTTTGCCCAATTGTTGTTACGTCATATTCGTCTCTTGTAATTTCAAAACTCCATTCTCGAACATCGCCAACCGCTTCAAAATCAGTGTATTTAATCGTAAAAGGCGTTGTCCCATCAGTGCCGTCATTAGAGAGGGCTAGTTCAGAACCCCCAGCAGTCGCAGCAAAAGTTACTAAACCGGTTGATGCAACATAAGTTCGAACAAAAACAGGAGTGGCAGCAGCTAAACCACCAGGCAAAGTGCCGCCTGTACCGGTTCCTAAAGAAACCTTGTCGTTGACTTTAAAATTTAAAAAACTGCCAACAGCGATCGTGTTGTTGGCGTTGGTGACGTTTGCGGCTTTAAACGTGCTGTCAGTGCCAGCAGGCTTGTAATAAAGAGCGCCGGACGTACCGGATAACGTGGTTGCCATGGCGGGTTAGCGGTAGTTGGCTTCGTTTCATTGTACGAAGGCATCGAATGTTATGGCTAGTTCTGTTTGAAAAAAAGATGCAGGCGCTGCAGCTTCAACAAAAACAGGGCCATCAGCAGCTTCAAAAATGATTTGACTGACAGTTTTACGGTCAAACAAATCTTTGAGCCTTTCGGCAACCGTCAAGTTATCGCCAGTGCCTACGCCAATAGGGCTAAAAACATTAATTACTAAAATGCCTGCTTGGCGGTTGCTGCCAGTGGCAGGACCGAGCAACGTCGCGTAGTTGCTAGCCCCGAAACGGATTTGTGCTTTGACCCAAGTGCTGTTGTTGGGCGGCGTAAACGGCACGTTTTCAAAGCTGACCTGATACGCAGGAGCTGACGCCATTTCAGTTGAAATGCGTGCTTCGATCGCTTGCCTGATGTCGTTGTAAGTGCTGGTCATCCGCGCCTCACGATGCTGGCCCAAAGACCAGGGATTTGATCCCTAGTGTCCTTTCCTGCAAGCTTTTCAGGCCAGCCAGCCATTAAGCCAAAACGTGACCTGAACTTTGGCGGTTTGCCCCAGGAAGGCGGCATGTTTTTGCCAAAGGTGATTGCTTCGCCATAATTCTGAGTGTTGTTAACGATTCTTGCCGTCAACCCTTTGTCTGCGTAAACAGGCGGTTGCCAGTTTGATTTAAAAGTTCCTCCGTTGACTTCGCCTGTTGGGCTGTATTCAATCAATTTGTTTCGCAGCACTACAGAAGCTTCACGCACAAGTTTTTGCACTTTGGCTTCGCAGTAGCCAGGGAACTGAGGCAAAGTGATTCTTACTTGTGCCATTAGCCCCTCAAGATAAGTTCAAAAGTAATCGCTACACCCTCTTGCTCCACTGTGTTGACTGTAATAATTTGATACACAACTGTGCTGATCACGACCCTGTCTTTTGTGCCGGGCGCAGACGGTAGGTCAGTAGCTGCAACAACAAGGCGCTTATCCTCTGCCTGGATCAAGCCACTTACTTCGCCTTTGCTGACGCCTTCAAGCACTCCTTTAACAGCGCTGTCGCTTGTCGTTTCAGTTGAAGCACCTGTTGCTGTGTTGTAAGTGCCTGCGGTGACATACCGAACAATCACATCACCGCCAAACTTTGAAATGACAGTGCCAGCTACTTTTTCAAGGGATTGAGCGAGTCCCATCAGACGCTATAAACAACGACATGACCAGAGGTCAAAGTAATCGAAGTAAAAATTACGCCTTCAATGCAAGCGCCATGGTGAAGGTCAATTGCAGACGGGGCACCTGATCCGTTTTCAGTAATGCCTTCAGAAGTCATCGCAGCAATAACTGCATTCTTCAAAGCTTCGACTTTGTAAAACCTGCCAGTATGCGCAGCTTGATTAGTAATGATTGTTGCCTTTGAAGGCGAGTAACCCATACCCATGATCAGCTCCGTTTGATTGCGATGTTGCCTGGTCCGCTAATTCTAAGCCCTGTCAGATAGCGCTCGACCATGGGCGGAATGCGATCTGCACCAACAGCTCCGGTCTTGTCAGGCGTGACGCTAATGCTGCCAACTGAAACTGATTTAAAATCTTCAAGACCGCCAAGGCTGATTCCATCAACGTTGTTTTTCAGGTAGACGGCAAGCTCGATTTGAGCACGCTTGACCTGATTAGGAACTTCGGTGTCGGTGAAGTAATCGTCGGATATGCGGAACGGAAAGCCCGAGCTGTAAGTGTTTATGTATGTGTCTGGCTTTCGCACGCCAGTACGCGGCCATTGCAATGCTTGTGTGTCGGTGGCGCGTGCGCCTAAAAATCTTTCGCGGTCAAGCCGCTGTGTTGCTGCTGTTAAAGCACGATTGCGCGTGTCTGCGTTGCCTGTTGTCCACTTGGCAGCGTCAGTGCTTTCAACCATCGCCTCAACAAAAGCGTCAGCCTCAGCCAGCGTTATGTAGCTGTTCGCGCTTGCGTCGCCCGCTGTTGCGTTGATTGTTACTGCCATTGGGCTTCACGTCAGAAGTCTTTGATTTTGGCTTTTCAGGGGCGGAGGCCACCGCTTGCGCAGCAGCCTCGCGTTCCTTCATTCGCCTAAAAGCGAATAAACCCATCAGGAG